CTGCTAGGTGACCAGTGGCCGAACCAACCCTATCAATCCAGTTCTCGGAACTCCAAGCGCGAGTCGGCAGCTTCATGGGTTGGGGCCGCGGCGCGAATGTTTACGGTGATACAGCGTGGACCAATGACCAACAATTCCAGATCGACGGTATCGTCGCTTCAGGGCTCCGAAACTTCTATTATCCGTCTTCGGTCGATGGACAGCCAAGCAGCTACGACTGGTCCTTCTTGCATCCAACCGCGACGGCCGATTTCCCGGTTTCGGCGCAGTCTATCAACCTTCCTGACGACTTCGGGGGTTTTGAAGGCCAAATCACCCTCCTCACAGTGACGTCCACGGCCCAGCCTTGGTGCATCCAGTGGCGGAACGAAGGCTCAATCCGGGAAATGTACGCTTGCACGCCGTCAATGAGCGGGCCGCCGATGTTCGCCTGCCAGATGGCGGTGAAGGGCACGACCGGCACGGCGGGGCAGAGGTTCAAGCTCTTGGTCTTCCCGGGTGCGGATCAGGATTACACCCTCCAGTTCCAGTACTACATCAACCCGGATTACCTGTCCGGGGCCTTCCCATACGCTTACGGGGGCGCGCAGCACTCCGAAACGATCCTGGAATCATGCCTGGCGGTTGCAGAAGTGCGGCTCGATGACGCCATGAGCGTTCATTCGGCCAAGTTCCGCGAGCGGTTGCAGGCTTCAGTCAGCGTGGACCGGAGGAACAAGCCTGCCAAGATCGGCCAAAACTTGGACCGTTCAGATTGGGTTTACGGGCAGAGGATCAACCCGCACATTTGGGCTGGGCCTGCCACTTACAATGGCCAGGGGTTCGGTTAAAGCTCTCTCGGGAGTCCAGCCAAGTTTGCCGAGTCGGTCACGCAAGCGTCCATAGGGGATGCCGGTTTCTTCGGCCCAGGCGGCAAGACATTGAGTGCGGCCTTGAAAGGTGACGAGATGATTTCGGTTCGTGTTACGCATGTTCTGAGACTTGGTTGCCCAGCGGCAATTGCCGGGGTCGTAATCGCCATCCTTGTCGGGATAGCGGTCCAGTTCGTGTTTTTCGGTGAGCGGCTCTCCCATGTCTGCCAAGAAGTTGCGGAAGTCGAGCCAGCGATCGCAGACCTTGATTCCTCGGCCGCCGTAATGCCGGAACGCGATGAACTTTGGATTTCGGCATCGACGGAGCATTTCTGCCCATGTTCGATACACCTTGGTTTGTCCCTTGGATTTTGTGGCGTGTCCATGTCGCCGATTTCGTACAACAACTTCAGCCATAACGTGAACCTCTCTCAAAGGTTTGCTTGTGGTCAGGGCCTCGTGAGATCACAACTCTCGCGCGGCTCGTTTCATTGTATGGAAGGGGCATCCATATGATGGACGTGATTCTCAACAACCGAAGCGAACCCCTCACGCAGGCCCTCCAGCTTGGCGATAGCCAGGCTAGCGCTTTCTCCCCGTTTCTTTTGTCAGCCTTCAGCCCGCTCGGAGATGGAGTTTGGCCCGCAGGTCATCAGGGCGCCTTTGCTCCTCAGCGTATCTTTCTGTTGCCATACTGCCTCGGAGCGGCTGGTTCCAGGTTCTCGGTTCGCCTCTATGGCTGGAGAAGCGTTGACAACAATAACCCCGCCGGTCTGACAGGCGCTAACTCCTGGGTCTTTGTGCCGTACCTCCTTGCGGAGTTGGCCTGCATCGCCTGCGCTCGGGTCGGTCCTAGCGGCACGGCCAGGATCGTTAAATCCAACGAGGCGATGTGCGACACGATCACGCTCACTCATGGAGCTGTTGGGCAGACTGGCGAGATCGTCTCGAACGGGGCGGGAACTAATCTTGTCGCCTTCGCCAACGTGGAATTGCGGGGCTGCCGGTATTTCCAGTTCGACTTCCAGCAAACAGACCCAGTGCCGATGAATTGTCTCTGGGCCAGGGCATAGAAAGGAACTTCGATGTTCGGACTACATTACAGTGACACACTGGCGGGCCAGGTCTTCACCCAGCAAACCAGCGTGGCCGCCATTGCTGGTCTGGCGATTCCGATCTTCTCGGCGACCGCCATAGCAGGCGGTGCTCCGCTCTGGAACCCTTCCAGCTCCAATCGCAACATCGAATTGATCTCTTACGATGCCGTCTATGTCAGCGGGACCGGCGCCGCGACGTTTGACGGCATCTACATGATGGCCGGGCAGGTGTCCGCAATTGGCACCGGCACCGGTTGCAGCGTCTTCACCAACGCGACTCCAACAAGCGGCTTGCTGCTGGGTGGCGTATCCGCGAAGGCTTTGTCTGGCAACGGCGGCACGGTGACGGTAACGGCCGGCACGGCAACCCCGCCCGTCAATGGCATCGTCGGCGCCGGCGTTGTCCGCTCGCTCTTTTCGACCAACATCGAGGCGGCGACGGCGACGGCACACGGCACGCTGGTTTGCAACTACTCCTTCAACGGGACCTGCATCATTCCGCCAGGCGTTCTGGTTTATCTGGCCAGCATTGTGGCGTCCGTGGCCCTTTACAATCTCACGGTTACGTGGAAAGAAATTCCGATCAATATCGGTCAGGGGTAATAAGTCATGGCTGATTCAAGACTCGATATCGATTCAGGCGTAGACCGGTTGTTGTTCATCAACAATTACGGTCACCTGATCGGCTTGCCTTCCCGACCAGGTACGTCCTCGGCGGCGACGACTGGGATTCCGACGAACGGGATAGCCGGGTACGCGCCGGGCGCCATGTTCCACAACTACAAGGGCACGGCGGGCTCCGCGCTGTACGTGAACGTCGGCACCAATGCGTCCGCGACCTGGCTCAACATAGCCTAACGGAGTTTCTTCCATGTCCATCGCAAGTATTTATTCATCGTTGACAGGTCAAACCGGCTTCATACCGCTTGACATCGACGACTGGCGTTTGATCGGCAGCAGCGACATCCCGGTCATAGCGGTAGCTTCCGGCAACGGCGGCAACATGGCCTCAGACACAAGCCCTAAGTTGAGACGTGTCAACGCCGCGACGGACAAGTGTCTGCGCATCGAATGGGCGAATAGCACGTCCATCGAAATCACTCAGCCGTTCTTGTATCCGCCGAACATGGACGCGACCCAGACGTACACGCTGAATTTCTTGATCGGCAAGAACACGAACACTGACGCGACCTGCACGTTCACGGCAGACCTGTTCGAGGGTGTCGGCGACACGACACGCGGCGGTGCAACGGCAGTTTTGGCGACTGCGACGGTGACCCAATACACGCGGACGATCACTCCCACGGCCGGGTTCCCGAACTTTGCTTCGGTGTGCTTGACGCCTGGCACGCACACGACCGACACGATTTATATGTACGCTGCCTGGGTAACTTACGCCTGTAAGTTGGTCAGCGTTTGATCTTCCGTCCCGCGGCCCTCCATTAATCATCTGGCGATGGATATGTTTGGCCGGCGGGACGGATTTCTTCTCTGCTTCGCTCGGGCCGTCGCTCTTAACCAGGGGGCGGCGGCCTTTTTTTAATTCCTTCATTTGACGGTATTATGGCCAAACAACTGGCAATGCCTGAATCGCTCGAAGAAATGCCTTTCCCAATCCACGGCATCAGCCTGCTCACGGAGTTTGGAAGTCAGACGCCAGGCACCACGCCGATCGGCAAGAACGTCCGGGCCTTTGAGACTCTTACGCAGAGGAACCGTGGGGGCTCAAGGCCCGGACTTGCCGAGTACATCAACTCGCCGATCGATGGTGTCGGCGGGCACGTCATCCAGCATTTGAACGTCATCGTTGATCCCACGACGGATGCGGTGCTTGACGACTTCTCTGGGACGCCTTTCGTCACTGACCCATCGACCAACAACCTGTCCGTAAGGAACCCTCCACCGGCGCGGCATGTGCGGCCGGGCGGCGGGGCCGGTCAGCCGAACCGGAACAAGAAGAAGCCGAAGACCCCCATCAAACTTGAGCAAACGGCATCTGACTTCAACGATGTGCAGGACGGGTCTCTTGCATTCGGAGTGAATGTTAAGGTCGGTGACTTGATAGTCGTCGTGGCGATGATCTATTCGCCGACAGCGAACACCACGAACGACCCCCTCGACGTAGCGATAACCGACTCTCAAGGGAACTCGTACACCGAGATTGCCTCTGTGCATCGCGGCGGCCCGTTCACCTGGACCATCTTAGGGGTTGACAATGGCCCGTATCTGAACGGTGTCAGGATGTCCATGTTTTACGCCGTGGCAAAGGCTAGCGCGGCTTGCACGGTGAGTTGGCTCAATTTGAGCCCGGACAGTCCGTCCGTGAACATTATGATGGCCGAGTACAGCGGCACTCACCCGACGTCTCCATTCAACAATTTCAACACAAATATCGTCAACAGGAATGACCTGCCAGCAAATATGTTTAACCTGCCGTACACCGGAACTTCGGTATCGGCTGGCGCCAACAACCTGGCAGTCATGGCCTTCTTTGATTGCGTAGGATCGACGGACGTTGGCCAGGGATTCAAGGATGAGTTCTCCAGCTTCCCGGCTGGGCTGTACATGGACAATATGAGCGTTCCTGGAGCAATAACCATCTCTGGGACGGCATCGTCGGCCTACGTCGAATTGGGGCCAAACAACACGAATGGGACGGGTGGTATTCTGGCGACCGATTTCAGCTACTTTTTCATCGGGGCCAGCTTCAAACCTAAACCGGCGGGGCCATAATGGCGGCGCCACTCACAACCCAAGAGTCCTTCAAAGACCTGCACTTCCCCGCGGCCGGGATCGACCTGTCCTTGGCCTTCTGGCGCCAGCCGAACCGGCCCGTGGATGAGTTGCCCAAGCAACCTCAGCAGAACTTCGCGACCAAGATTTACGCCCGGTCTTGCGTTGTGGGGAACAACGTCCGGGCCTTCGAGACAGAGACCCAGCGGCGCCGAGGTGGATCAAGGCCGGGGCTGGCCAAGTATCTCCCGGTTCAGGCCGGCGGGGTTTTGTGGCTCAGCCAAGAACTTCAGCTTCTTGTCGGTACCTATCCGCCCCCTGGAGGACACATGCAGACCAGTCAATCAGGGCGGGTGGTAACCGTCGTCACGGTGTCTCAAGGGAACGTGTACGTCGCCAACTCCGGGGACACAGCCTGGACGGCTGCCATCAACTCCTCGGGGGAGACGCCGCCACTCAACTTCACCGGGTTGATGTTCAGCGCGGCGAATAACCAGAAGCTTTGGTTTGCGGACGGGACGAACTATGTCTACTATGACCCCTCAGTCAACACCGTTTTCCCATGGACCATCGGTTTATATCAACCTGGCGACACCGGCGGGGTCCCTGGAACTCCAAAGGGCATTCTGCCGGTCGATGAAGGAAACAATACGCCTCGTCTCATTTGCACTTGGCGTGGTAGAACTGTCCTTTCCGGTCTTCTACTCGACCCACAAAACTGGTTCATGTCCGCCGTTTCCGACCCGCAGAACTTCGACTATGCCCCGCTCTCGATCTCCCCGACCCAGGCCATTGCCGGCAACAACGCCCCCCAAGGCTTCATCGGCGACGTCGTAACCTCGCTCTGCCCCTACACCGATGACATCATGGTCTTCTTCGGTGACCACTCGATCTACATGATGCGCGGCGACCCGATGGCCGGCGGCCAAATCGACCTCATCTCCGACTCCATCGGCGGCTCATGGGGCATCTGTTGGTGCAAAGACCCGCACGGGACGATCTATTTCGTCTCGAACCGGACAGGCATCTACAGCTTGGTTCCCGGACAGCAGCCGGTCAGGATCAGCCAGGCCATTGAGCAGCTCTTGCTGCCGATCGACACGGGGCAGAACTCGATCCGGCTTATCTGGAACGACCGGTATCAGGGGCTCCATGTCTTCGTGACCAACCTGAACCAACCGCAGGCGAACCAGCACTTCTTTTATGAGGAGCGCACGGGGGCATGGTGGACGGACAGCTTTGGCAACTCAAACCATGATCCGCTCTGTTGTTGCGTGTTCGATGGCAACACGCCGGGGGATAGGGCGGTATTGATAGGTTCTTGGGATGGGTTTGTGCGTACCATAAGTCCAACGGCTGTTGATGACGACGGGACGCCGATTGCGAGCAAGGTCATAATTGGGCCGATCTTGACGGAGAACTTGGATGACATGCTTTTGAAAGACCTTCAGGGCATACTCGGTCAAGCCAGCGGCCCTGTCACCTACTCGATATTGGTCGGACCAACGGCGGAGGCGGCTTTGGCGTCGTCGCCGGTTTTCTCCGGGATGTGGAAGGTGACCACGGAAACGGCGGGGAGAAATCTGACGAACTTCATCAGACGGTCGGGCCACGCGGTTTACATTGAGATTGACGCTATCGGTCAATGGGCGATCGAGCAGATCAGGGCAAGGATCGCCGGGCAAGGTAAGGTTCGAAGGAGAGGCAAATGAGCCAGCTCGGATCATCAGGTATGCAGCTTCAAGCCTCGGGCAACCCGGCTAACCCCGGAGTCCAGGGCGGCGCCGCCATTGGTGGCAACCTCAACTTCGGCTCCGTCCCTTCGAGCACAACGGACTATGCCGGGGCCTACCAGAACGCCCTGGGGCTCAACCAGTCGAACTACGCAAACATCCTGGCTGGCTACCAGCAAACCGCCGGGCAACAGCAGACCGCCCAGCAAGCCATCGAAGGTGGGTACGGCAATTTGTACGGGGCCGTCCAGAACACGATCCAAGGCATCGGCGCCTCCCAATCCCAGGCCATCGCAGACACCTACGCCCAGCAGTCGGGCAATTCAGCCCAGGACATGATTAACCGCGGCCTCGGCAACACGACCGTTCAACAATCGGTCCAGCGCGGCAACCTCCTGGATGAGCAGAAGGCCCAGACAGGCCTGGCCAACCAAATGGCTCAGCTCCAGGCCGGCTATCAGTCGAACCTGGGGCAAGCCGGTCTGAACTATGCGAACCAGGCCAACATGCAGAACACAGCCCTGTCCGGACAGCAGCTCAACTGGATGAACTCGGTCAACAGCCCCTATCCGAACGCGCAGGCTTACGGCAACCTGGCCTTGCAGCAAGGCTATGCCCAACAAGCCAAGTTGCTGGCTGGACAAGCGCCAAGAGGCGGGGGTTATGCAGGCGGGGTGTCGATCAATGATCCGGGCTTCGGCAACCCGAATCTGAAGGGGTTCGATCCCAATGCCGGCGGCGGGGGAGTTGTGCAAGGCCCTAGCGCTCCGGCTTCGGTTCCCAGCCCACAGCCTCAAGGGCAGCAATATGGCGGTGTGGCCCAAACATCGCCAGACACGTCGCCCACTCCTGGACAGGCCATTGCCGGTGGCGTCGAGGGCGCGGCTGGAGGAACCGCAAACGCAGGGGTCTCGCCAGGCGGCTCGCCTGGAGGAACCGCTTATTGGAGTCGCGCCAACTCCGACCAGGAACGTGCCCAGCATGGCGGCGGCATCATGATCCAAATGGGCGCTATCGACCTATCCCCAAGTCGAAAGAACAAGAAGCGGAAGGGACTTTCCCGCAAGGGACGGGCTCTGCCGTAATCCTTCATTTGAAGGATTAGGTAATTGGACATACTTTTCAGGAGATGCGATGCCGAACTATTCACAGCTCACGCCAGCCCAACAGACTGCAATCGACACGTATGTGTCATCTGTTTCGCCTTCTGTTGGCCAGCTTTCCAGGTTGTTGACTTCCCTCAGCGCTGTTGATACGGAATACGTTTCCATCGCCAGTGCTGCCTTAGCCCTGTTGACTGCATCCGAGTATTCGTTCGCCAACTTCGCGGCCACTCTGGCAACAGGGTCGGCCCCATCCATAACCAGCGCCTCGCACAACTTCACTGCCGATGAGGTTGGCAACTTCTTCAACTTGACGGCGGGAACGAATTGGACGCCCGGCCTTTACGAGATCGCCAATGTGGTTGGCAATGCCGCCATTCTCGACCGGGCGTGCGCAACGGTGGCTTCGCCCACAAGCGGGACGGCCAATGTCCTCGCCGCGGTCCCGAACAAGGTGGGACTTGCAGGCATCCAGCCAAGGCTTTCTAGGGCCGATATTGTTACCATGGCATTCCATCTTGAGACGGCTCTTGCGCTGATGACTTCAGCGAACAAGCAGATATGGATCAAGGCGTGCGGACCAAGCAACCTGTAGGAGTGAGTCTTGGTTATTGCAGCGGCAAGTGTCTGGGAACTTCGCCCAACCAATGGAGCCGATTCCAACGGAGGATTCTACGTCGCTGGGTCTGGCACTACGGACTACTCTCAGCAGAACTCAGCGCAGGCCAGTGGCACCGATTTGGTCACCGGCACGGGAACGCAAGTAACTTCAGTATCAGCTTTGTTTACTGCCGCTATGGTTGGTAATGGCATGTGGATTCAGGGAGGAACGGGCTCGCTTACGGCAGACTACTATCAAATTACTGGATTCACCAACTCCACCACTATCAACGTTGACAAATCACCTGCCGCTGGCACCGGGGCAAGCTGGAACGTCGGCGGCGCGATAAAGAATATAATCACGCTTGCTGCGAAGATGATCGGATCGAATAAGGCTTTCGTGAAGGCTGAGGCGACGATAACGACGACGGCAACGCTAACGTTTGTAGCGGCAGCGGTAACTCCAAGCGCTACAGTCCCTTCAACTCACTTAATTGGCTACACGACAACTCGTGGCGACGGTGGACAGGTTTCCTTAACACTTTCAACTAACACCGGCATCACCGCCATGAAGTTCAGTGCAGGCGGCTGGACTGTTGAGGGCTTCAACATAAATTGTTCGTCGCTTGCAACGTCGATAGGGGTAGACTGGAATTCCGGCAACTTGAACATCCTCCGCAATTGCAAGATAGCAAACTTCGCAAGCATGGGTATCAAGTACCAGCTCTCAAGTTCTTTGGAAGTGTCGTTCTGCGAAATCACAGGTGGCACTGGCGGCACAGGAGCAATTGACGGTAACTCCTCTAGCGGCCTAACTCTTATCGGAAATTGGATTCATGATAATGCCTGCCCCGGGGTCGGAGTCAATCCAATTGGTAGCAAGATAATTGGCAATGTTATATCAAACAACAGTGGCGGGTCATCTGACGGACTAGCTATCAATGGCGGCGCCGCAAGCGGGTTTGCGGTTATTTGGGGAAATTCCATATACAAGAATGGTCGGCACGGAATATTGTTCTCGTCAGGTATTCCGCCGTTCATGAGAAACAACATCATCACCGATCACACTGCCGGCAGTGCCGCTGGTATAAAGTGCAGTACCGCAGCTCTCCCCGCCGATCCGAGATACGATGGCAACTTCTTCTACAACAACACGATTGACCGGGTGAACCTGGATGACTACGGTACATCCACAAGTTCCGGAGCGTACAGCGCAACGCTTTCTTCAGGCATCGTAGTTAGCGGCTCGAATACAAACGCCGTTAATGTTGCAACGCCTTATGTGAGTGCGTTCGACGTAAAACTAACGGCCACGCCGTGGAACAACGCTGGCAGCAACGATTTTACGCTGAACACCACGGCGGGTGGCGGGGCGGCTGTCCGTGGCAAAGGCCAGCCAGGTGTAGGCGGAACGCTTTTCAGCGGGATACCTGGACTCACCACGCTGAATGGGTATCTCGACGGTGGGGTGTTTCAGCATCAGGACCCAGCGGGCGGCTCAGGACCGCCCAACCAAGTAACCGGGGCAAGATCAATAGGAACGTACTAACTCAAGGAGACTGGAAATGGCACTTCAATACCTCATCGCCAACGGGGCGACTCAAACAACGGCCGGGTTCGTGAAGATGGCGACCTCGAACGCCATCAAGACCTTGCTGCAGCTCAAATTCGTGGCGACCGTCGTTGCCCGCATTATTGAGTGGGGGTTCTCGGCGGACGGCAGCGCGGCTGCAACTCCTGGCCTGGTCGAGTTGATCGAGACAGGCACCGTGCCGGCCACTGGCTTGACGGCCTACGCGACGGCGGACATCACGCGGTATAACGCCGATGCGGTTCTGGCAGGTGATCCGGTAACTGCCCTCATTACCGTGTCCACGTCAACTTCCGGGTTCAACACTTCCGGCGGTACGGAAGGGTCGATCACGGCCACTCGAAACCTGGACTCGCCTCAGTTGATCGCGCCGACGACACAGTTCATCAAACAGTTCCCGCTCGGTCGAGAGCCGATCATCAGCCCCCTAAACTACATGCGCATCCGGACGACGTTTGGCACAACGGTAAACTGCGTGGCGTATGTCATTGTTGAGATTTAACGCATGGCGATCCTCGGCAGGCGGCAACCGTTCAAGCCGCAAATAATCAACCCGTTTGCCGGGGCTCAACCATCGGTCAACCGACTCGTCAAAATAGCGCCTGTCTCGCAGCGAGCGAGCAGGCGCCATTCCTTTCATACCCAAGTCATCAGTTCGATCAGGCCAACCGCCTGGGTTTATATCCAGTCGGCCAGCCAAGGGTTCGGCCAGTCCGTCTCGGCCCGGACCGTGGCTCTCCCTGGCAACTCGACCATTGGTGACTTGATCGTCGTCTTCGCCGATTGGTTCAACACGGGCACGATCGCGATTACGGACACCCTGGGCAATACGTATACGCAGGTCGGCACAACGCAATCTGTAGCGGACGGCACGCTCGGGGCCTTCTACTTCACCGTCTCCAAGGGCTCGGGGGCGAACAGCATCACCCTAACGCCGACCGGGAATGTTTACACCGGTCTGGCTATCGCCGAGTACCGGAACGCTAATCCAGGTAAGCCAGCCGTTGATGGGTTCTCGACGAACGATGTCAACAATACCACGACATTTGCCACGGGCTCGATCCCGGTCAACTTCCCCGGCGACCTGGTTGTTGGCACCTTCGGCCAGGCGGCCACGATCTCCTACACTCCTGGGGCTGGCTGGAACCTGCGCGAAGCGCAATTGACCGGCACGACGCAGTTGTCGGTCATTCTCCAGGATGAACTATCGGTCAGTTCGGCTATCAATTCTGTCGGCACGTCAACTGTAAGCACCGATGTCATCGGGATAGGTGTCAGCTTCTACCTTGCCAATCCGCAGATTGGAAAGGCAACGATCAAGTCCCAGGTCGTTGAAATAGCCAGTCGGCAGCCTCGGTTCCGCTCGCAGGTCATCAACCAGATCAAGAACTACCCGGCGCCAGTGGTCACGGGGCCGGTCGGGATAGTCGTCAAGGTTACCCTTCAGTCGAGGCTTGCCGGCCGGCCGAGGACCAAGACGACAGTTCACGACCAGTTGGCAATCTCGAACAGGCAACCGTCGAAGGCGAAACTGACCTTCACGAACTTCGCGGGGATGCACCCTGGGCGCCCGGTCACGCGCAACCGGATCACGAACCAGTTTGCCACGCGGTATGTCCCGCCGGTTGCGGCTGTTCTGAAGAGGGTTGTGCGGGCAACGTTCGTCGCCGACTTCTTCCCAGGGCGCCCGCAGACCAAGATCGAAGTCATCAACCAGTTGGCCAAGAGTTATCCGCAACCCTTGGTCAAACTCCTGGCCAGGAACATCCCGCTTATCGTGCGGATACCTTCCTCGGATCAGCGGATCAGGCGGTTCAGCGAAGTGGTGGCGAACATCGTGGACTCTTTGGCCGGTCAGGGCATCCTTGTGCAGACGGGGCCGGAGGATTACACGCTCGCCATTCCCTTCCAGCCGTTGCAGTTGGATAATGTGCTGATAGCGAACAACACGGTCTTCTTCTCGACAACGCTTGGGAAGCTGGCGTACAAAGACTCTTCGGGAGTTGTTCACCCCCTTTATTGAGGTCATCATGCACGAAGAAAAGTCTCCTATTGTCGTTCACGAACTTGACCAGCGACGGGCCGCTTTTAGAGCATTAGCTCACAAAATGGGTCGCGAAAACATGGTTAAAACAATCCACGCATTTCGCAATTGGATTGCGACGGGAGACTTTTCCAAACTGACTGAAGACGATGTAATGCTGGTAGCACTGGGATTTGAACTTTCCGTTCATGAGGTTTGGTAATGCCGATCACATTTGAACAAGCCGGCCCTTACGACAAGTCAATCTCCGAAGCTTATGGCAGCGCCCAGGCGATGAAGGACTTCCTGCCCTTCCTTCAAAAGTCCTACGGTGGCCGAGGCGGCGGCGGCGGTAGCACGATGGGCGGCGGACCTGGAGGCTCACGCGGCGGGGGTGGTGGCGGTGATGACGGCATTTCCGGGGGCGGCCGCTCCGACCCTTATCAGGACCGGGTAAATGCCGAACAAGCGTTCCGCAACCAGCAAGTCGCCGCTGTAAACCGGATGACGGTCGATCCGAACCAGTACGACAGCGACATTTCCGCCCTCCAGGATAGACAGGCCGGCGATGCGGCGACAGACGACGCTGCCTGGCAGAGGGGAGATCAGGCAGCTCCGGATACTGTTGAACCATCGGACATGACCGACCAGCAATGGCAGCAAGCCGGCGGGGCCGCGGGCGTAAACCCTCAAGATCAATCTCAAACGCCCCAAGCGCCTCCGCGGCCTCCTCCCGAATTTACGCAGGCTGATGGGTTGCAGCTCTCACGCCTTCAGGCCAGCAAGGCTGAAGTGCAGGCCCAATTGCGGAATGGGATGCTTGATCCAGGGACGGCGCGGCGGATGATCTCACAGATTCAGACCGGGATAGACCCGATGAGGATGGCGCAACAAGCGGCAGCTACGCAGGGTCAGCAGGAGCAAACTCGGCAACTCCAAGATCAGAACGCCCGGCGAACTTCCATGCTTGGTATGGACGCTGAACACTTTGCCCAGATGGGACAGAGAAACACATTCACCACTCAAGGCGGCCATGAAATTTATGTCAGCCCAATCGACGGGCATCCTACCAACCTCGGCAATCCAAGACAGGACGCCGCGGAGAATAGACAGCAGACTCAGCAGCAAGCAGCCGAGTCCGAAAGGCACGATCATGAAGGATTCACCAAAGCCTTAACCGAAGTCGAGAAGTCTGTTCTTGGTGTCAATCCAACGGCAGCGCCTACCGATGCTCAAAGGGAGCAAATCGATGAGGCGATGCGGCGCCGTGGCTATCATTCCGGCAATTATGGCACACACCTTACTGCTCGCCAGGACAATCAGCGTAGCGAACGAATAGCGGCTCAGGTCAGCAGCCAAATGGAGCAAGAAGCTCGTGGAACGAATCGCCCAGCTTGGGCAAGCTCTCCGGAAGCAAGACAAGAGGAAGCATGGAACCGAACCGAAGCTCGCAGGCGTGAAGCCGGTATCCGGGGGGCGGCGCCAGCTCCCGAGCCGGTTCCAGCCAATCTAGCAGACGCCCCTGAACATCAACGAGTCGCCATGGGCCGGTTCAATGAAATAAGGCGGCGCCTGGATGAGGAAGGTTACGCGGGGGAGAAATTCAACCGTGCGATGAGCCTCTATCGGAAATACGGCAGCTCGGATGCGATGCCTCCCCAACAACGGGCTTTCTACAGAGAAATCATCGGGCAAATGGATAGAGCGTATGGACCTCAGATTGCTCCTCCGTCATCGCCTCCGCCTTCTCAATCAGGACTCGGCCCACGGTCACAAATTCTAGTCGATAATCCTGGGAGCTAAAGTGGCTGACTCACTCTTAGAAATGACGGAACGGCCTCCCGAACAGGAGCAATCCCAGCAATCAAGCCCTTTGCTGGACCTTACCGCAAGTCCCGGAGGCGACGTTCAGCGCTATCAAGGCGAGACTGAGATTCGCGACTGGCACGCTCGCGTTGCCGACTCGCAGGAGCAAACTGGCTCATGGCTCGGCCGGCACGTCAACCCTCTCCTTCCAATCAAGAACGATGCTCTTTACGGCAGGGCAATGGAGCGGCGCCGACAGGGCAGGCTTGAATCCGGTGATGCCGAACTTATCGCCACACAGGACAGACTTCGCCAGTTGGACGAAGGGGCCGGCACGGGGGAAAAGATTGCCGCTGGGATCGCAGGCATACCGGCCCTAGTCGTCGAGGGGTACACAGGCGGACGTCTCCTTCGAGGGGCCGGCATGGCTTTGGGCGGCCTGACCGGTGAAGCGGCGGCTGCCGGCGGCGTTCAAGCTGCTGGGATGGGCGCAAGATTTGGAACCGCGCTAATCGGCGAAGCCGGTGGGGGAGGTTTGGCCGCTCGCGCGGGTGGCGTTGCTCTCCGGGGAAGTCTCTCGGCTCCGTTCATGCCCAGCCTTTATGGTCGAGATGCAATCCACAACAATATCGAAGCCGGGCGAGACCCGCTTGACCTCCGGGGCGTGCCTAGCGCCCTGGGCCTAGCGATGGTGCAAAATACCGTCCTAGGATCACTCGGCCACTATGCGGAGGGAGTTGGCCGCGGCGTTCCTGGATTCGTTGCTCGGCAAGGCATACGGGCCGGGGCAGGCATCCTCGAACAGCAAGCCGCTGACATCGTAACCTCTGCCGTTGGCCTGAATACAGGCTATGGGCTCATTGGGGACATGCTGAACGGCCACGGCGACCGGGCACTTTCGAACCTTGCCGTCCAGGCGGCCACGTTTGCCGCTTTCGGGGGCGTTCATGAGGCTCAACATGCCGGCGGGACGCCCGACACAAGCCGTATTCGTGGGGAAAGAGAGTATGGCAGGGAAGCGGAGCGGGAACCAGTCTTCTCAGCTTTCCAAGACGCGCTCGGAACACTTCGGCGCCGTGGAATGAGCGAAGAAGCTGCCGGGAAGGAATTGAATCCTTCATTTGAAGGAATTAACCGCGCTCTTGCCAAGAATCCCGATCTAAGTCGAGAACAGGCAAGGCAAATCGCCGACAAGATGCCTGAAGGGCCTCGGCGGAGCATGGCAAGGGCCCTGGCAGACGAATTGCCGTCCAAAATCCCGCCAATCGAGCACGCTTCGGCTATGGGGCCGGAAACAGGCAACGAACCATACCTCCAGAACGCTCCAGGACATTCCCAGACCGCTCCGACCGCCCCGGAGGCACAAACACCCGTCAAACCGGCTCCGGAAGCGGCAGCGGGGCAGCGTTGGCAGAATACCGGCACTCAATTCCGTGACATACCTGGCAAACCCATCGAATTTACCGGGTCTGACGGCAAAACGTACCATATCCAGCATTTAAGGGACGTAGGAGTCCTGGATCATCGTGTTGCCATCCTCAATGAAAAAGGCGCCGAAGTAGCGCACGCAGGGTTCAACAAGAATGCTGTCGGCACCTATTCGGGCCATGTGTCAAACAAGGGCGGTCCAAAGGGAATGGGCAGGGCACTTTACGACTATGCCCACACCACGATAGGCGACCTCAAGAAGTCCGAAGCTACGGTTGCCGGCCAGAAGGTAGGGCTACAGACCAAGGAAGGCGATGCAATGTGGGCGAGGAACGCAAAGCAGGGAAAACCACCTGATACGTCAAATGAAGGTTTAGTGCCGCAACCTGCTAAACCTCCAGAGGTTGCACGCGCTCTTGTCGAAAATGTCCGCGGAGTAGCCAAGCAGCTCGGTATCGACGCCAGAGGTACGCAAGACGCGATTGAAGAAAGAATCCGTAAGGCCGGTGGACAAGGATTCCTGGATGCCTTGACGGTCGGGTCTAATCCAACAGACGCTCCGGCCCTTAAAGAGGCCGGTTCATCGGTGGAAGAAGTGAAACGGCTACCCATGGAGATCAACCATGAAATCGAAAAGTTATCCGCCAGTACAGGCCGGAGCGCGGCATCCATTCAACGTGAAATCCACCGCGGCCTATCAGAAGAGTCTTCGGTTCTTGAAGCTAATGCTCCGGGTCAAGGAAGCCCGCCAGGTCAACCTGGCCCGAGTGAAGGGCCAGCCGGCCTACATCGGCCCGGCACCGAAGCTGAGCGGGGCGCCGGTCCACCTTCCCCAGCCAACAGCGGTCAAGCCGGTGGTGACGTCGTAGTTGCCCATTCCAAGGAAAGCCCCAACAGAATGCAGTTGAGAGTCGGAGGTCAAAGCAAAGGAGAAATCTCCTTCGGGAACAAGGGAGGAGAGGATGCGGTTGCCCGTCGAATGTTTCCTGGAATTGTTCAGGAAGGCCAGAGGGTTTCCCGCATTCACGGGATTGATGTCGACGCGGCAGAGCGCGGCAAGGGCATGGGGCAAGTCCTTTACCTCGAAGGCATGGCGTCCCACGGGGCAGACTGGTATTACAACAGCCAGGCAGAGCCGGGCGCCACAAACGCTCTCAAGTCTCTCGCCTCCAAGGGGCTTATTGAGCTGCACTGGAAAGGTCCGGAACCAAGCTGGAATAGTGAAGGCGGCGTTCACATTGTTCGACCGACAGAATCCGGCGTGGCTGAAATAGCCAATCGCAAAAGTCCGCAAGGCGACTTCCTGACCCAGGCCGCGCATCCTCCCGAACAGCCCAACAGCCTCTTCCATACTGGCAACCAAGGGCAGATTGTCAGGGGGATGCCGGAAGCTCCGTCCGCACCACTCTATGAGCCGAACAAGCTCAATCTCACCCCGGAACAAACGGAATGGGGTCAACATGCCGTCGACGGGGGGCTCGACCCCCATCGCCTGCACGCGGAGGCGGCGCAAATCCTACGCAACGACGCGCCACTCAAGGAAGATGTCAACAACCTGCGCAAGGACCTGTTCAAGCAGTACCCGCAACTGAAGACCGTCCAGATACGCAACGCCAAGGGTAAGATCGACCAAAACTCCATCCGGGGCCTGGACGACATCGCCCAACACGCCATCCCGCCGGAATACGAGCATCTTTTCCCTGAAGGTTCCGACCGGGAGAAAGTGCTGTTCGACATCCTGGTCGGCGGCGCGCAGAAACCCATGTCCATGGATGCGGCCTACCGGGAGGCATTCGCCAATCAGTGGTCGGAACGTCAACGACCAGAGATCGACCAACAACTTGCCAAGGAGCTTGCGCCAGATGTCAAAGAAGAAGTTCAAACCGGAGTCGCTCAGTCCGCGCCTGAAGAAGCTGTACACGAAGGCATTCAAGCGGGCCAAAGAGCTGGCGAAGCTGAAGCTCTCCGCGAAGCTCAAGAGGCTGCCGAGGGCCGGGGGGAAGCCGATGACAGCGGGGGCCGTCCCGGTGAACACGGAACTTTCGACCCCGCCGAACTTGACCAGCTCGGGGCCGCCGGTCAGCACCCAACCGATCCAGGGCGCCCCGTCAGCGAATCAGAGCGAGCCGGACTCCCAGCCGGAGCCGAAACCGACGTCGGAGCCGGTGGAGGACGAAAGCAGCGATTAACGGCCCTGGCCAATCAAATAACCGATGCGGAACGAAAGCTCATGGGCATGGTTCCGCGCGAAGCGCCCGGAGGCATCACGAACCAAGAAACCTGGGATGCGGCGCGAGCAACCCTCGCCCGAGACCCCTTAGCTGCTCGCGACCTGGTTCAGGAACTCAAGATCAAGCCCCGCCCGACGACCGTGGAGGAAAACGCTCTCCTACTCCATCGCAAGATCGCTCTTGAGAACGAGCATGAGCGGACCATGCTCCAGGTGATCGCCGATGGCAAGCCGGGGGCCGGGGTGGACGCGATTACCATGACGGCCAACGAGAACCGGGAAAGGGAGATGCACGACCGGGTTCAAGAGTTGTACGACGTTATCGCCAAGACAGGCACCGAATCAGGCCGCGCCTTCCAGTTCCGGGCTCAGCTTGCCGCCGAAGACTTCTCCTTGGCCGGTATGCTTCGCCGCGCGGAAGCTGCGAAGGAAAAGCCACTCACGCCGGAAGAACACGCCAAGATCATGGAGTTGAACCAGCAGATTACCGCACTCCAGGCCAAGCTGGCCGAAGCGGAGAAGGCTCTTGAGGCATCCGGCCAGGGCATCAAGTCACCGGACTTCAAAGACTGGCAGACGGCGGCGGCCGATGCGCGCCGCGCGCAACAGGAATTCCTGGACCTCACAGGCGGTTATCGGCAGGGCGCCCAGCCGCTCGCCAACAGGATGGAAGACCTGCTCGTGAAGATTCGCCGGGCTTTCGTCATCAGCTCTCCGAAGACAATGCTGAAGATCATTGCGGCCTCGGCTGAGCGCGTCGCCATCTCCCCCATGGAAGAGATTGCCGGCAAAGCCTGGGCGGCTATCCCTGGAATCTCCAAGATAGCCGCCATGGCGCCTCGTGAAGGCCGCGGCCTCAGCCTCGAAGCGGAGAAGACTTCCCTGTACGACGGGTTTACTCAGGGGATGAAAGACGCCTGGGATAATGTTCGCCACGGCAAGAGCGAGTTGGATGTCCTCTACGGCAAGGATTACGGGCCTCGATCGTGGCTTGATTGGGTCGGCCAGCTCCATGCGGCCGGCAAGGCGCCGGCTGTCCGGGCAGAGTTTACCCGCTCCTTCCTCCAGCGGATCGACTCTGAGACGGCCGCGGGCAGGGATGCAACGACGCCGGCCGCATTGCTCAGGATCGGCGCCGAGGCTTACAAGGACTCCCAGCGTGCCAAGTTCCAGCAAGACAACAAGGTCGTGGACGCCTGGAAGGCAGGTATCAACAAGCTCAAGGGGCCGGATGCTTCTTTCGGCTCACGCGCGATCGCCACTGGTATGCAGCTCGCCGTACCGGTCATCCGCATCCCGACGAACATCGTTGCCGAGTCGTTCCAGTATGCCTTCGGGACAGTCACGGGCGGCGTTCGAGCTGCCGCGGCCCTGGCCCGTGGCGTCGAGAACATGAAGCCCGAACAGGCAGACCTTATCATGCGGTCCCTCAAGAAAGGCTCGATCGGGCTCGCCGCTCTTGGTGTCGGTTTCTTCAACCCGCAAATCTTCGGTGGTTTCTACTCTGGCCGGAGGGACGACAGGGAAGTTCAGGCCGGCGGTATCAGGGTCGGCAATATGACCATCCCATTCTGGCTCTTGCACAACCCGCTCTTGGAAGTCTTGCAAATGGGGGCTACTGTCCGCCGGGCGATGGACTCGACGCACCGTGGAGAGCATCCGGATTTCGCCACAGCGGCGGCCTCGGGCATCCTGGGCATTGGAGAAGAAGTTCCCATGGTCCGGGAAGCGATGGACCTGGGCAGGAAGGCATTCAGCCTTAATCCACGGACAAGGGGTCAGTATTTCGGAGAGTTGACTAAAAGCCTGGCCGTTCCCCAGCTTTTTCAGTGGCTCGCGGGCCGGTCAGATACTCCGGGCGGATTCTCCCTCCAGGCCGACACGATCAAGCGGCGTCCGGAGGGAGTTTGGCAGCATATCAAGACGGGGTTGCCGGGGTTGCGGCAGACAGTGCCTCAGTAAAAAATGAACTTCTCAGGCAGATTTGCCGTCTATAATCCCAATATGGGCGACTTACCCCTTATCCGCCTGTTGCTTTCTCCAACGCTCCTCGTCAGTGAGGCTCGGCGATTCGCGCGTTGCCAGGCCAAAGTAAACCCGGTCACACCCAGAGCACGCACCCGCCCAAACGTAAAGGTCCTTCCCCGTCCGCGGAATGCGGATCACTCCTACGTCATTTAGATCGACGTGTCTGATTGGAAGCAATCTGAGCGGTGTATTTTCGTGACCGCAATAACAAACCGTCACGACATGCCGGCGGTCATAGTGCCTGCCGATGGCAGCGCTAACCCATCGCTTCCCGAACCCGAACCGCTTTATCAGCTCTATCCAGATCATCGTGAGCGGCATCAGTCATCTTCTCCTTCCGCCAGTTCTTCCCAGTAGCGCCAATGTTCGTTGAAGAATGATACGAAGGCTTGCAAAACCTTTTGGCCTTCTTGGGGAATCGTGCCTCCAAGAATCTCAAATGAGCATATAATTTTGGCAAGTCCGCTTGCTATATATGACAATTCGTTGCGCCTTTGAGCTTGGTCAAATTCATCGTCTTCACCCTCGTTTCCTATGCTGTCCACTGCTGATACGCTACAGACTCTCCCGTCGTCATCAGTGTGCTCCAAAGTTAATTTCCAACGGCTCATTTCTTTTCTCCCAAGGGCATTTCCCCGCGCCGCCCTTGCAAGGAGCGCGGGTCGTTAGTAGCGGGCAAGGGTGTCTCCATGTATTCCGGTCTTGCTGCGCTGCGCTTCGCAGACACCCTACGGGGTAGCATGAACCATCCCCCTTCCCCCTTCCAAGGTTTTTGGTTTGCGGATTCTTCGCCCATGGTTACGGTGGGAGTGTTCGATATTTCCGCCCAATGCCTGACCGCGGCTAAGCATCGAGGGGATTTACGACCTGAGTCCCGGACAAGTCCAGCCCCGTAACCACGGGAGAAGATTCCGTTGGTTTAGTTTGCGAAATAACTTTGGCTGGTTGCTCGCCGGTTGTCATCCCGGCTCCGGCGTTCACGGGAGTAGTCTCCCCCGCAAGTTACGGGTCCGTCGCCATGGGCTTCCCCATGCCGGCCTTGGTACAGGCTTTAGCAAAGCATCAGCAACCAACCAAAGATTTCGCCAGTCTACCGCGCCCATTACAGGCCACAAGGCCGCCGTTTGGCAGCTCCCGAGTGTTGCGGGACCGTCCTTTGTTTTTCGAGAGACCTACTACTCTCGCCCCAAGACGTAAAAGGGGATTCGTTTGCGCGGTCACGAATGAGGGGTTGTCTTTGGCAGAAATGCCAGATAACATGCTCTCATCGTGGGCTTTGGGCCGCCAGTAACATTTCTCTGTGTGCTGGCGGCCTTTTCACTTCTCAAGACTTTACTTCCCCGTCCAAGCTGCGTCAATAGGGACGAAGAACATCCACCCGCCGTTGGGCTTGTAAATCCATCTCCCGCACGGCTTAATCCTGGAGGATGGCAGGAAGGCTCCCTTCCTGAACGCGGCGTCAAAAGCCTTCTTTGCTCCGAAGGTCCTCCTGATTATCGTCCAGGCTTGCTCCTTTGTTTCGTTGCCAACGAGCTGGAAGAGAAGGCGGAAACCTGGCGGGCAATGCTTCCCGAATGTGTTCTGGTCTGTAAAGTGAATGCCGTTGGTTTCTCCGGTCATTTCAAAACCCCCTTAATCGTGGGCCAGTCACTCGGGCGCCACAAATAGACGGCCTCCCCCGCCCACTCCAGGGCATTCAACCATTCCTGTTGATCTTTGGTAGGCTTTCCGGTCTCGGTCTTCAGCTCGGCGTAAACAACCACGCCGTTCATGCCTTGACCGCGGACCATGACCAAATCCGGGAAGCCTTTCTCGGATCGGTCGGAGCGGTAGGTGTGGTAAACCTTCCAGCCGCGCTCCTTGGCATACTTAATAACCTCGTCCTTAAAGTCATCCTCGCTCATGTTTGGACCGAAGAAATGAATAGGATTGTCATTTGCCGTTTGAATGCAAGTCGGCTGTTCCAGGGCCAGCTCTGCGGCGCTCTTGCCTACCGTTCCCCCGCGTCTCAGGGCCTCGGCGGCGAATTCTTCATTGGTCATGATGCACCATCGGTGAAAGTTAGGTTTTTGGCAAGGAACTTGGCCAGGTCGCGGCATATTTCCTTTCGGACAGTTTGAGCGTGCTTTTTATCCGGACAAGAGTCGTCCCAGATCCCTTGGCCTTTCCCAAGTCCAACCCTATCGATAGAAAGGTCAAGGCCAACCCACCAATCCCCACCTTTGCCATTATCAGGCTTTGAGATTACCCGAAAGACTTCCAGCAACGTCGATTCGAGTTGGTCTTTGATGCTCATGAGCGCCTCTGATGTAGATCTTGGTCAGACTGCCAGCTTAAAACGCTCTCGGACAACCATTGCCGACGTAAAAAGTGTTTCCTTGTTCGGATTAAACTCTTGTTGACGCCAGAGAAAAAGCCTCACGGATTTCCACGCCGGGAACCCAGGAACGCCGTCCCAGATTCCGCCACGGCAATAAGGCTTTGGGCAGCATTCTTCCTGGAAATAAGGTCCGGTGCAATCGTAGCTTCGTTTGGCAGGTTTTCCTGACGCCAAAAGAAGATCAGGAATGTCTACCCAAAACTCCGTTACCGGCGCCTCTACGCCGCTTTGGTGACAGCGTGCTAGAAAAAGCACGGTGCAAATCGTCTTGTTCCATCCATTAGGAAGCATGAATCCAGGGAGCAAGATGAGATGCCAGCCGTTCTTGTTTGGCCCTTCAAAATGAGCTTGCGCCCACCGGGTTCTAAGTAGATCAATCTGGTTTTTCATGAATGCCTCCCATGGAGATCGTGGTAAAGCCGCGCTTGCTCGGGGGGAAGGCGGCGAACGATGCAAGTCCAAGTATCGTTATCGTATTGGTAGGGTCTCAGCGGAACCCATCTTTGGTTAGCGTTCCATGAGAAAATCCATAGGCTTCCCGAAAACTCAGCGACTCGCCAAGGCCATCCGGTTTCGTCCAGGAACACGTAATCCATGGGGTCGTTCATGGTATCCTCGGTTTGGCTTCGTCGGTTCCCTTGGCTAATTTATCCAGGGTGTAGAGGCGGTTGACTTCAGCCCAAATCGAGTCGGCAGTTTCTCCCGGATAGCGCTTGGCCACTTTGCCATACAGTTCTTCCTTGTCTATTTCGTTGCTCTGGGCCTTACGGTGGCAACCGCAATCCCACGGTCCACCCAGGTCGATCAGGTTGATCTCGATGTCCAACCGCTTGCCTCCTCCGTGCCCGCGGCAGAGGATGTGGTGGCGTTCAGTGGGCCGGCGGCAATACTTTCCGCACCACTCGCAGCAAACGGCTCTGGGCGTTCCCATGGCCTTGGGGTCCTTGATTTTCACTGGTTGACGCCTAAAAGGTAGTCTGACGTCAGGTCTAAAGCCCTGGCAATGGCGACGATTGTTTGGGCACCGGGTTCACTCTTACCCTTCTCGATTTGCCACAAGCCTGTTTTGCTCATTCCAGATCGGTTGGCCAACTCATCCAGAGACATAGCCATTCGCAGTCTCTCGGAGCGTATCCGTTCTCCCAAAGCATCCAGGAATCCTACGGTAGGTTTACTCGCCAACGACCTGCAATTGCACGGTTCGGCACGACGCCAAATCCACCCGTTGCAGCGCGGGCATTTTTCGTTAATCACGGCTTATCCTTCGGTTTGGCTGGCTGGGCATCGTCATAGAGCCGGTCCAGCAGCTTCAAGACCTCATCTGGGATGTCCATAGCCCTGGCGGCACGCTCCATGGTCCCTAACCGGGCCTCGCTGGCGGCTCCGAAGAGGGCCAGGCCGGCAAGGTGGTTCCTCCAGTGCTTGATGAACTCGGGTTTGGTCATTCGGCCGGCTTCCTGTGCTGCTTGGCGTTTGGGCAAGTTGCGAAGTGGGACTTGTAGAGCGGGATGCCAGGCAGCAGGAGATTTTCATCTTTGCCGAGCACGTGGGCCGTGCCGTTGCTGATGTTGATATTTCCGTCCGCGCTGGGCTCGGCGTCGATAGGCATAGCTTTGCTCTTGCCGGTCATCAACCACATAATCCTGGCGCCGCATGATCGGCATAATGATACTGTTTGGCTCATCGCAATCTCTCCATGGCTACTTCTGAAACATGACGGAAAAAGTCCATCTCGTTGAACGGCATGAACGGCCATTCCTGATTCGGCCATTGGAAATAATGCTCCTGGGCAAACAGGGCCATAGCGGCCATGAACGTCCTTCTTCCCTTAAAATTCTTCGACCGGTAGTACATCTTCTTCCAGTCGTCGGCGCCTGTCTTGGACTTGCAGACTGGCCTTTGCCTGAAGATGTCTCCACTCATTTCCCGGAGCGTTCCATCGGTCGAAACAACCGGTCTGGCCACTCGCCGGCTCCCAAGCTCATATCCGCATCCTCCGTACCTGGTGAGGCAAACCTTGCCCATCGCCCAGACTCGGCCGCACTTGGGGCAACGGAAAGGATCATCCTTTCCTTTGGCCTTGCGAAGCTTCTCGGCCCTGAGTCCGTAGGCCACTGAATCGGTAAGCTCCAGGTCCCAAATGCGGTCCACATTGATCGACCCATGCCTCCACCACGCGCCCCCGTGATCCTGGACGATCAATTCATCCTTGCCTGGGCAGGCTCGCAAGCCGCGGCCAACGGTCTGGAGGTATGTCTGCAAGCTGCCGGCGACAAAGGCAAGGATGATATGCCCGATCCATGGCCAATCAACTCCCTCGCGGAGGACGTAGCGATTGCAGACAACCCGGATGTCCCCGGACTTGTGCTTGTCTCGGACCATCTCGCGGGCGTCGTTGTCCGAAGCATAGAACTTGCCGTCACACCAAACGTCCATCCCGTCGACGTGCGCGGCCGGCACTCCCTGCTCGGTGAACTTCTGGGCGAACCAAAGGGACTCTTCGACTCCTGGCCCGAATAGAACGGTGGGAACCTGCATGGGGTTCAACTTCTTGTACCACTCCCAGACTCGCCCGAAGATGCTGGGAGTCATGATGGCTTTTTTTTGGACCGTGGACGATGGGTCTTCGCCGGCTTGCGCTTTCTTAAAAGCACGCATGTCCGGTTCATCGGCACCATAATGGACCGCAGGTACGAGAGCGCCGCATTTCCGCAGCTCTGACATTGTCCCTGCTTGCACAAGATCGTCATAAAGCCCGCTAAGTCCAAGCGGAGTTGCCGTAACTCCGACGATGCAAGCCCCGTGTCCATAGTGTTCCCCCAATATCTTGATTGCCTGTGGTCCGGTCTGGATGTGCGCTTCGTCGATCATCACGAGATCGGCCTTGTGCAGTTGCCATTTTTTCTTTTTGGTTACTTTGCTGTGCTCGGTCTGAATGCTGCTGACCTGGAAGGGATGGTCCAACTCTTCCTCATACCCGGCGGCTCTGACTCCGTGATACTGGCCTGCCTCAGTCAAGGCTTCGCTGAGTTGCCCGACCATGTATTTCCGGTTCGAGTAGAGGATAACCTTGCCGCCCCGATCAAGGAATGTCTTGGCGAGCATCTGCATCATGAGGGTCTTGCCGCCCCCGGTCGGGGAAGTGAGGACTATTCGCCTCGCTCCCCGAACGGTGGCGTCGATAACGTCGCAGACTCCCTGGATTTGATGGGGCCATGGGTTAATTGTGAGGTTCCTTGATTCAAAAAACTGCCACCGTGCCAACCCCGGCAAATGGATTTAGCAATCCAGGGAAAGCGTGAGAAGTATAACCAAGGCTTTCGCCTGCATCCCACGTAGCACGGCGGCAATAGCGGGGAATTATTCTTCGAGGCTAGGCGCCTTCTCCTCTTTGGTCTTCTTGATCTTCACCTTTGACGTGCTAACCAGCATGACAACTTTGCCGTCATACTCGTAACGCTGAAGACTGTTGACGTTCATCTCGTTTATAAGGGCGTCCTTCGCCTGGTCTTCTTCCTTGGACAGCTTTACGCGGTCCATCATGACTTCGTAATAGTTCTCTGCGGCTTGGTCGATCGACGGGATCGAGGGCGGGGCCATGCCGTCCAGGTGGCCTTGCTTGGCCTTGTCGCGTGGTTTACGGGGTTTCTTTGCTGCTTTTGCCACTTTTGCCACTGGTCTTTCTCCTTTGGGGGTTAACGGTCACCTGGGAAAATCTTGGGCGCCTTCTCTTTGAATTGCATCTCGGCCCACTGCCGGAACTCGTGCATAAACTGGCCAAGGAACCGGCGGCACTTCTCGGCCGCATCGCATTTCGAGGAATTGGTTGCGGCGCCCAGCCTGTCCGGCCAGCGGACCATGCGGCCCAGGTCACGTCCAAACTCGCGCCAATCGAATGCGGCTGAACCTGTCTTGGGCTTGCGTGGTTTCGCGGGCTTGCCGCCTCGGCGGGCTCGTTCGATGGATGACTTGGAAACATCGAATACCTTCGCTGCTTGCGAGGTAGACATTTCCCCTAAACCTTCATTTGACGCATCAGCCTTGTCTTTCTGAAATCCCCTCGAAAGCGTGGCATACGTTGCGGCCATTTTGGCTCGCTCTCCAACCGTCGTATGTTGGCGGAATAGCTTCTTGCTCACATAGGCCATGGCGTTCTTGCCCACAAATTCCCGGAATGTCGGGATGATGCCTGCCATCTTACAGGCGCTGACCTTGTGCCGGCCGTCCAGGATAAACCCCTCGAAGAGAATGATCGCCTCTTCTTCGTCGTACCCGTGGTCCTTCATGTGTTCGGCCATGGCGGTGACGTCTACGCCCTTGCCGAACTCGGTAAGCTGGCTCAAAGGGTGGAAGGATAGCTCTTTCCAGTTTGGCGGCGTTTTGATTGGACGTGTTTTCATGGGTATTCCAGAAAGGCGCCATCCCCCCGGTACAAGTCCCGTCGCCCGACTAGAGATGCCGGGGCAGATGGCGTTGACAAAGTTGTTTTGGTGATTCGGGCAACGGTCAGGGGATGATGTTATCAAGCTGGTCCAGAGTGTCAAGCCGGTTTCGCTTTTCTCTTCTCACTTTCGCGGATCATGGCCTCCCCAATGTCGAATGACATCTTTGCAGCGTAATCATTCACATCCCGTGGACTCCATAATTCTGAGCCATTGGGAGGAGCAGCGCTCAATACGATTGCCAGTGCTTGCCCAGCGTACCATTCGAGTAGCGTCATGCCGTGTTGAATCGGGTTCGGGAAAGCGTAATCTTCAGGGTTCATAGGTTCTTGATCCTTTCCAGGGTTTGCATGTACTGACGCCAAAAGATTTCAAGGCAGACCGCCAGTTCCGTGGTGAAGTCGTCCCGCACCACTCGAACTTTGACGGGCTCCAGGCCGGGACAATAAGACACGAAATCCCACCACGATAGCACGCCAGCCCCGCAGATAAGCCCTCCGTGGACCTGGGCCTTGTAATTTGCGGGCACGCCTCCGCGGCGAAGGTAGCTCATGTGGACTTTGGGGGTGGGACATTTAAGCTCCATCCCACCATCAGGTCCTACTAGCGCGTCTGGGCTGCCTCCGAAGCGGTGATCGTCGGTCGTGATGAATCCCACCTTGCGGACTTCGGCTTCCGTGTTGAGCTGATACCATCGCCGCGCCTCGTTCTCGGTCTCGACCCCGTAGGACATAGCGCGGCTCGTGTAGGACGGCGCCCCCTCGGGCTGGTGGATTGCCAGAGCCTCTCCTATCAATTCGTCAATGTAGCCCTCCATGCTTTTGGATGGCTTCATGCCCTTTCCGGTAATGATCCGGTGGAAGTTGCTTGCCGTGGGGCGGCCACGGCGCAACTTGTGCCACTCTGGGCTGCCTTGTTCGACGTCGTAAACGATCATGGGCCTTCCTCCCAGTGATTTGCAGGTGCAATACGGTTGCAAGGGTCTGGCAACAGGTAGGCTTGAACAAAGTTAATGTCCACCGTATACCCGCGAATCTGGCCGGATTGATCGGCAGGGAATTTGCCAACGAATTGATGTTGCGCCAGATAGGCCGGGCTGTACATCGATTCGTGAATTACTGTTGCCCCGTCGTCAGTGACAATCTGAATTCTGAGCATCATCTGGCTTTCTCCGTTTATTCGAGCATGTCTGAAAGTTCCGCGGCTTGCTCGCTCAGGCTGTCCAGGCAATTGGAAACTGATCCAATGTCATTCTGCGCAACGGTAAGCCACGACACGCAGTTGGCGACTTGCGCGTCGCAATCGCTATACCTCTTGTCCAGGTAAGCCAGGTAGGCCAACTTGAAGGCAGCATCGAACGTCGAGAAATCAGTTTGAACCTCGTTCAGCCATCCCTGGGCGTTCCCGGTCAAAATAGCGGCGTTGCCACATCCTTGGGTGAATTCTGGGAACATGAACCCATTCGCAGAGTATTCGTCTTGCGAATCGGTGATCGAAAGCGTTAGTCCATAAAGACGCAATGATTGTGACTTGGCTTGCGCCGAAGCGCAAATCCTGTCATTGCGGAGGCGCTGAAGAACGTCCAGTCGTGACTTGTTTTGATTAGGTAGGACATCCACTGATACTTGCCCACAAGCGGCGGCGGCAACTACTAGCACAAGAGTTGCAGTTCTCATCGTGTTTCCTCCCAATAGTCGTCATCGAAATCACAGATGCGTCCACAAATTGCAGGGGCGTGTTCGCGAAGGTTGGGCTCGGGGCAACGCCAAACTTCATTCACGTCCTTCATTTGCCGGATGTACTCGGCCTGGGTCAAAAAGACCTGTCCGTGACGTGGGCAGATTAGAGCGGCGTATTTGTCGGGTTCAGGGCTCATGCATCACTCCTTAGTACCATGGTTTTAAAAGCGAGGGCCTCTTGGAAACAAGCTTCAATCTGGGCGCTGGCTTCATCTTGCGTAAAGCTGTCTTCAGACATTTGCGAGAGGATTGTCAGCATAATCCAGGCTCCCGCGTAGAATGCACGCCTGGTTTCCTTTTGTTGGATTGGGAGCGCGTTTAGTGGCATCGCTTCTAACGCATACTCTAGCCACGCTTCGGATAGTGCGGCTGGGTTTATTTTCATGTCTTCTTCGCCTTTCTCTTGCGCTCCAATTCGAACTTAGCCAACTCGAACTTGGAAGCGGGGCATTCGTTCATCGACGCGCAACCGATGTACGTCCAAAACCGGGCGGCATCAACCTCATTGCCGGCCTTGCGGCAGTCGTCAAAGAGCGTGTTGAGTACCTGGACCTGCTCGGGCGATAGCATGGGATCGAGCTTGCTGGCGTCATTGTCCTCGCCCTTCACCTTCAGATTGAGGGCAAGTATCACTGCGTAACGCTTGCCATAGGACAGGGCGCCGCCGGCCTGTTGGCTTATGTTGGAGTTGGGTATCTGTGGCAAGCCAAGGGTTACGCTGCTGGGCTCGCAATGCGAACCAACACGCACGCGGCAAGTCGTCGTCATCAGAAGACCGGCCGTCGTGGCTTCGGTCTTGCTATCGAAGGTCAGCACAATTCCGCAATCATCCAGGAACGGCTGAATTACTGTCTGGATTTCGTCATAGCTAGCGTAATAGTATTTGATGTTCCCTTGCTTGTCGGGAATGCCGGATGTGCCGACTATCACGGGGCAAGTCCTTTGGAACCGTTCCAATGCCTTGCCGAATGTTTCCTCGGCTTTCTTGGCTTCCATGCGCTCATGCAAATCGAGGAGTTTGCCCATCTTGTCTGGGTCAACCCCCTTGATTATGGCCAAATGGAAGATTTCCAGTGGCGAATTGCGCTCGGCGGCCGGCTCGGCTAACTCAGTTGGCATCGGCATTAGTCGGCTTTCCCTTCTTCTTCGGAGTTGCGTATCCACGACACAAGCGGGCGGCCCTCAAAACGTCTTCCTTCATGGTCAGAACGAAAGCCTGGGCTCCTGCGTCATTTGGCATCGGCCACTGGATTGCCTCCAGCGTATCTCCCATGGATCTGATCTTCTCCACATCCGGGCGCGCGGCCTCAATACGTTTGGCCTCCGCTACGTCCTCGGCGTGTTGGCGTTTGGCTTCTTCAATCGTTCTCTTGGCCCTTGCGGCGGCTTCCTGCTCAGCCTGCTCCTTGGCTGCCTTCTCGAATAGCTCGCGGTCTATGCGTTCCTGGGCCTCGCGTTTGGCCTGGTCAATGGAGGCCTGGGCGGCGTCAAGCTCGGCCTGCTTCTTGCGTTGTGCCTGGGCAATCCTCTCTTGCTCCTGGGCGATTTGCCAAGCGCGGTGCTCGCGCTCCTTTTCCGCCAGGCGGGCGGCCTCATCTTCCTTGGCTCGCCGTTCGCGTTCCTCCTTGGCTATGCGGGCTTGTTCCTCGTCTTGAATCTTGATTTTGCGAGCGCGTTCAGCCGCCTCGGCGGCGAATGCTTCACGGTCGGCCCTAATCTTGGCGGCATACTCTTCATTGGCCTTGCGCCGCTCCGCTTCCATCTTGGCGCGCTCTTCTTCAAGCTTGCGGCGTTCCTCGGCCAAGCGGGCGTCCTCGGCGTACACCCTGGCCTTGAGCTCGGCTTCCTCCTGGTCGCGTTTGGCTTTCTCCTCGGCTGCAATCCTGTCCTGTTCGGCCTTGACCTTGGCTCGCGCTTCGGCCTCGCGAAGATCGTCAATCCTTTTCAATTCCTTGTCAAGGGGCGCCTCGACCTCGGCTACAAGGGCTTGTAGCTTCTTGGCGGCGCCATCGACCTTGCGCCCCCATTCAAGCGAATCCTCCTTCAGTTCCTTCCGGCGCTTTTCGATGGCAATGCGTGTCCCTGCAACCTCGCGCGCGGCAAGGCGGCACTTCTCGTATCCTTCCGAGTCGGCGATATCCACGATCTTCAAGCCGGTATACTTGGCTTTGAGCGTGGCAATCTCGGCCTCGGCGGGGCTGTACTTGATGATCGGAGTTTTACGTTCGTCGGGCTGGTCGTTATGGTCCCCATTCATCTGGCAGGTCCTTTCAAAGGCATTTATATACTTGGCTCATCACGGAATAAATTCCTTAAACGCCACTTCGTAACGGTCAGGGCCGATATGTGTACTTTTCGGCTTCCACATACGGCCGTCGTATTGGCCCCAAGCTCCGTTGTGCGTTAAAACACCCCGCCGGCAACAAGCCGGCGGGGCTCACTTAGTGCCCGGGTTGGCAACGGGCATCCATCGAATAAGAACCGCGGGACGTTCGGAAGGCGCCCCGCGGCGACGGCGCGACAACAAGCCGCCCGTCCAGCGAAGTGCATCAAGCGTGTCTGTACTCGCTGCCCTCGTCGTACGGGTATTTTTCGACTGGGCGCTGTGGCGGTTCCTCTCCGTCAAAGTGCAATAGCTCAAATTCCTTGCCAAACTGGCGGCGCCATTGCTCCTTGATATTGGCCAAACTGGCGGCGCCATCTGCATAGATAAAGCCAGGCATATTGACGCTAAAGACCATCGGGTAATAAGTGTCGTCCATGCCGCGGCGCCTAACGTGGGCTGTTATCTGGAATTTGCTTGGGGGAATCATGGCTGGGAAACTCCTACAGGCTCGACGCTGATCGTGTATGGCGGCAAGCACTGGAAGCGCTGGTAAATGTGATAGAGCATTAGTTCTCCTTCCATACCGATATTAAGTGTAACCAGCATAGATTCTTCAAAAACGATCTCAAAGACAGGAGTTTCTAGGCCAGGCCTGCGCACGGTTAGCTGAAAAAACTTCATGTCGGGCGTCTCCAAATGTCGCCATTCTTCCGGTTCAAAAGGCGCCGCGGTTGCTGTCCCGCGGCGCCGGCCTGGGTTGTTACGCTACCAATGGGCGTTCCCACACAAACACAACTATCCCGCCATCACGATAAGTTCTTTCTGAGGTGAATCCAGACTCTGCCGCGTAGTCCCGGCACTGGCACACCGACCAATCCCCCGCAGAAACCAGGGGCTGCCGCTTGCCGTCCGCCACTGCGTACAGGTAGCAGCCGATCCCCGGATAGTAGGCGCCTTCGTAACGCGGATCGTTCGGTTTCATGGTTGCACTTCGCTTTCTTCATTAGAACTGGCACTGATCTCCCCGCCGATCCCCGCGCCACCGGGGAAGGGAGGGATGCCAGAGGGGGCCTACACCATTGTGCGTTGCGCTCCATCTCTCAGCCCTCCCTCGCCATGATCTCTTCCAACGTCCAGGCGGCGCCGCGCTCTTGAGCCGCTTTGCGGTGCCGGAGTAGGTTCAAGTCATATTCAAGGGAAGCAATCTCTTCGTCAATGGTGAGGGCCGGCAATGGCTCGCCCCATGGCACTTGGCCTATAAAGTTTGCCTTGCTCTCTTCCAGCCCGCGGTAAAATGAGTCGTTCACAATGGAGATGATCGGGTTCATTGTCTCTGTCCTTTCGAAGCGTGGTTATTGCTCTGGTGACCAACAATAGCTTGCAGCGTGCCGTTGTCAAATAATAATCGGCACAATACGCAAGTGCCATAAAGGATAAAGACTTGTGTATGTAATCCTTCAAATGAAGGATTTGAATTCGTAAGCACAACTGAACACCAAGCGCAAGCACGCGCCAACAGACTCGAGCGCACAACCGAATAGTCTTGACCGGCTTGCAAGCCATGGTATGATCTCGGCCATGTGTCGCATCGCCAGGCCAGTCCCATTGATTACTTGTGATGAGGTTGCGTGTCCACGCATGGGCACGCCTTGCCACGTACCACGCAAGGCGCCCAATCAATACGGCTACGTGATGATACGCTGGCAAGGCAAGATGATCGTTGATCACAAGTATCTGTGGCAACTGGAGAATGGGCCAATCCAGCAAGGCATGGTCTCGGATCACATCTGCCGTAACAGGCCCTGTTGCAATGTAGATCACCTTCGCATCGTCACCCAACGCACCAATTGCACTGAGAACCACGCGCGCAACTCGCCGACGCATTGCCCTCATGGGCATGCCAAGACACCGGAGAACTATCGGCCGCGCGTGAAAGAGCTTGGGCGGATATCTCATCAGTGCGTGGTCTGTCTGCGGATTCGCCAGCGTGCAATGCGGTCTGCCACTCGCAATGTGAGATAGTTCACAATTGTTTGGGTCTGATAATCGCTATTATGTGTGGTGAATCACGCAACACATCGCCATAAGTCTATATCTTGAAAGGAAAAGGGAGAGCAAAGCGTCAAATGAAGGATTCCTCGCAGGGCAGGCTTTCTGGCCCAGGCTTGAGCCGCCACCCCACCCCTTTTGAGGGCGAGCCGGGGCGTCTTATCCCCTGCACCCGGATTCTGACGACAGTTTGTAGGCGAGGTTTGAGCCGCGGCCCCGGTGTTTCTCGAAATGGTACTTACGTCGAATTGGATGTTATCGCCGTGCGAAGCCAAAACCTGCCTCTGTCACGTCCTGGCGTGATTTGGTAGAATCAGGAAATGCGAAAACTTGAAGAGTACCATTTGGTGTGGTTGGCCCGTCATCCATGGAGAAGTGAGGATTGGCTTCGAGCCCATCTTCTTGACGGGTTCGACATACACCACATAGACGGCGACCATGGTAACAATGATGACGCAAACCTTGTTTTGATAGAGCATTCCGACCATTTCATGCTTCACGGCCTTTTCAGGATAGGGCGAATACAAAAGGTAAAACCGAAGAAAAAAGAGAAGGACCCGGAGTTGGAGAGGGCGGAAATGCATCTGGGCTGGGAGTTGTACCGGTTGAGGAGTAATGGTTCTTCTTGGCACGAGATTGCCAAAAGGTATCGAATGAAGATGGAAACTGCTATAAGGAAGGCCAGGAAGTATGCGAAGAAGGCGAAGATTCTGTGGCCTCCGGAAGTTCCCAGTAAACCTCGATCTATCGTCAAGTTGAAGATCAAAAAGAGTCATGCTGGCCGGGACAGGTCGTTCATCCATTCCAGGAGTTTAAGTGTGGATGAGATACCTTGGATCAAATGAGGTAACTGTCAAATGGCAACACGGGATCAGGTCCGCAAGTGGAAGGAGACACACCGGTTAAAGCCGAAGATGTTGCGGGATTACCAGTGGGTGTACGAGCATCCGTTGGCAACTGAGGGTGAGGTAGTGACGCCAGTTCGGACGATGCTGCGGGGCCAGTTGTTGAAGGATGCCGGGAAATTTCTGGCGATGATGCAGCGGATGGAGGAGGAGCATCGAGTAGCGGTGGGGAAGAACCGGGCGGCGAGACTGGAGCGTGAGCGGGAGACGAGGACGGTGAACCGTGTTGATGATGATGGGGGATTGGACTTGGTGGAAGAGTGGATTAATGAGCGGGAGAATCGGGCGGGTGCTTGAGGACTACTGGTGGCTTGCCCGGCAGTTGGAGATGTTGTGGGAGCAAGGCCAGGGCGAGAGCGAGTTGGCGGATGGGTTGCGGGGCAGGATGGACGGACCGTGGCGGGGGATGGTTCGGCGCGAGTGTTGGGAAGATTTGGAGGTCAAGCCAGATGTTATCGCCGGGCCAGTGGCATCTTAAAGTCCCGACCGTGGAGATGGCGAACGTCAAGTACCGGCGGGACATCCGGGCGCGGGCGCTGGGGGACGTGAAGTTCCAGGCCGGGATCAAGCACATCTGCAAGAACGACATCATCTTTTTCATCAACGTGTTTGTGTGGCAGTACAACCCGAACAAGCTGGGGGACGAGGTTGGACCGTTCATCACCTGGGATTTTCAGGAGACATCGATCCTGAAGATGCTGGGGAATGTGGTGAGGCGGAAGGATATTTTGGTGGAGAAGAGTCGCGAGATGGGGGCGAGCTGGCTGATCTTGATTCTGTTTTTGTGGCTGTGGCTGTTCTGGCCGCGGCTGAAGTTTCTGTGCATGAGCAGGATGGAGGAGTTGGTTGAGTCGGACGATGAGGACAGTCTGTTTTGGAAGCTGGACTTCATGTTGGAGAGGTTGCCGGCGTGGCTGCGTCCCAAGATGAAGCGGCGGAAGAAATACTTTGGGAACCTGGAAAATGGATCGAGCATCACGGGAACGGCTACAACGGGCAAGGCTGGCGTGGGCGGTCGCGCAACTGCAATACTGCTTGACGAGTTTTCCCAAAACAAGGATGACTACGAAGTCTTGCACCGCACAAGCGATACTTCCAAGTGCCGAATTTTTAATGGAACGCATCTTGGCCTCGACACAGCGTTCTACGAATTGAGCCAGCGGGCGGACATGGATAAATTGGTGATGCATTGGACGGAGCACCCGGACAAAAGGAAGGGGATGTACCGCTATGACGCAGACGGAGGAAAAGTCGAAGTCCTCGACACGAGCTACGTTTACCCTGACGATTTCCGCTTCGTCATGGACGGGTCTCCTACGGGCGGCCCTTTGGCTGGTTTCCGCTCTCCCTGGTATGACGGTGAATGCATCCGGAAAGGGTCGTCGCGGGCAATCGCGATGGACCTGGACATTGACCCAAAAGGATCAGTCAGCCAATTCTTCGACCGGCTCATGATTATGACGCTGGTTCGGTCCTACACCTGCGAGCCGTATTGGGAAGGGGAGTTGAACTACGATCGAAGCTCGGGGCGCTCTGGTCAGTTCGTTCCGCTCAAGGGCGGGGCAATGAAGCTGTGGCTCAGGCCGGACGGCACGGGGAAGCCGGCGCCGGGAATCTATGCCTTCGGGGTGGACGTGGCGACGGGGAATGGGGCAACGCCGTCGTGCATCGGCGGGTTCAATGCCATGACGGGGGAAAAGATTCTGGAGTATTCCAACTCGCACATTCTCCCGGAGAAGCTGGCCTACTTGCTGGTGGCGCTGTGCTGGCTATTCAAGAGCGAAGATGGTCAAGGGGCCATGCTGGGCTGGGAGACGCCTGGGCCTGGGCTGATGCTCGGGACGGTGATAATGAAGGACCTCGGCTATCGAAACGTGTACTACAACGCCAAGCAATACATCGGCGGGGAACCATCGGAAAGGCCGGGCTGGATCAACAATCCAAGCAACCTTGAGCACCTATTGGAAGAGTACCGAGCCGGGCTGCATTCGAGGCAGTGTCTCAACCGGTCGAAGAAGTCACTGGAAGAATGCCTCGCTTTCGAGTATGACTCTAGAGGCGTGCCAAGTCACGGCAAGGCGACTTCGACGAACGATCCATCAGCGGCCAGGTTCAACCATGCCGACCAAGCAATTGCCGACGCCATTGGCTGGAAGTTGGTCAAGAGTCTCGGGGTCCAGCAGACGGTGAAGAAGGTCGAGCCGCCCCCCACGGTGTTAAGTCTTCAGGGCCGGCGTGATTGGCACAACCGGCGGGAACGAGAGGAGTTTGTCTGATGCCGATTCTCCAGCTCATCGCGTGGCTCATCATCCTGGGTGTCGGACTCTGGGCCATGAACTTCCTCCTGGCGCCGTACATGGAGCCGTGGATACTGGCTCTCATCAACAAGATCGTGATCGTCCTCGTGGTCATCATGCTGCTCTGGTTCGTCCTGGAACTGTTCGGCATGGCGCCCAACATTGCGCATCATCCCTTCTGAGCCAGATAGGAACGATCATGCAAAGTGGCTAACGACTTCGACATCGGCCGCCTCGCCCAGGCCATGCAGAACGCCCGGCTTGTCCTCCGCACCCCGCGCCAAAACCGTTTCGATATGGTCCGACAGTACGTGGGCCGCCGATGGAGCGAAGAGGGGTCTATCCAGACGGTCCCTTGCAACCTGCTCTCGGCCTACGTCGGCATCGTGGGTCGGAAGCTCATCGCCCACAACCCGCGGGTAATGCTCTCGACTTGGAACCGATCGGCCAGGCCGGTTGTGACGGCCATGGAGACCTGGGCCAACCAAGAGATCGAGAGAATCAAGCTCCAGAACACTCTTCAAAGGATCGTCGTCGATGCTCTTTTCTCAGTGGGTATCTGCAAGGTTGCGCTCGCAACGCCTGCCGATGCGGCGATTAGCGGATGGCGCTCCTCTGCCGGCCAGCCTGTGGCTGAACGGGTGGATTTGGATGACCTTGTGTTCGACGTTCACGCCCGTGATTTCTCCGAGTGTGGGTTTATTGGACACCGTTTCCGGGCCCCTATGAGCGTTATCCGCAAGTCCAAGATTTACTCCCGCGACCGGAAGAACCTGGAGGTCGAGCCCGACCGCATCTACAACATGGAAGGTGATGAGCGGATTGGTCTGCTCGGCCGGACAACGCTCGGCGGCGACCAAGAGGAATATGAGGACTTCGTTGACCTATGGGAAGTCTACTTGCCCCGCCACAAGGTAGTTCTGACTCTGAGGGACGACAACCTGCTCGGCGCGAGTGGTGGCGACTCTGGCCCAGACCGGAACTATGGAAAGGCCCTGCGAATCCAGAAGTGGCTGGGACCGGACTCGGGGCCGTATCACTTCCTGGGGTTCGGAGTGGTGCCGGGCAACCCGATGCCGAAAGCCCCCCTCCAGGACTTGTACGACCTGCACTTGTCGATCAATGCGATACTCCGGAAAATCATCCGCCAATCTGAGCGGCAGAAGCAGGTCACCTTCATCCAGGGCGGCGCTGCCGAGGACGGCAGCCGGCTCATGGAATTGAACGACGGTGAGATAGGCCGCATCGACAACCCCGAGAAGATCAAGCAGGTCGACGTCGGCGGCCCGAACCAGCAGCTTTACATGATCTTCGAAGCGATGAAGACCCTCTTCTCTTGGCTGGCCGGCAACCTGGACGTGATGGGCGGCCTGTCTCCGCAGGGCGACACGGCGACCCAAGAAAAGCTACTCAATGCCAACTCGTCAGGCACCCTCTCGGAAATGCAGCAACGGACGGTCGAGTTCTCCGCGGATGTGGTGAAGTCCTTGACCTGGTATTGGCATCATCACCCGCAGACGGTCATGAAGTCCGAGTACCACGCGCCTGGCCTGCACGGCATGAGTGTGACCAGAAGCATCCACCCGCCTGGCCGCGGCATCGGCCCGCGCGGCAAGAAGCGTCTCTCGCGCGACCACAACTTCGACGACATGGACATCAAGGTGGATCCGTACTCGATGCAGGCCCAGACGCCGCAACAGCGGTTGCAAATGATGCAGCAGCTTGTCATGCAGGTCTACCAGCCGATGGCACAGATTGCCCAGCAACAGGGCATCTCTCTGGACCTCAATGCCTTCTTCGAGAAGTGGGGCAAGTATGCGGACTTCCCCGACATTCAGGAGTTGCTTACCGTCCAGGAACCTCCGGAGCAGAAGGGAAGCTCGGGACCGTCAGATGATGCAGGTTCGGGCAAGCCTCCGGAAACGACGCGGAATTACACGCGGCGGTCGATGGGCGCCCAGGGTCCGCAGAACCAAGTTCTGCAAATGTTGCAGGCCGGGGCCGGGCAGAAGAACGGGCAAACCTCAAACGGAATGGTGAAATGACCGGACGCATCATCGGCTCAGGTTCAAAGACCCGCTACCTCATCGACAACAAGGAAGTGACCGAAGCGGAGTTTGACCTTGCCTTCCCGCCGAAGCCGATCCACTCCGGGGATGATCTGGCCATCGGCTGGCACAAGCCGGTCTTGAGCGATGCACTGGCGGTCCACCCGAAGCAAATCCCAGAGGCAATGGCCCGCGACAAGAAGCACGGGCTCAACATCGAGTACACTCCGGACGGCAGGCCCATCTTGACGAGTCAGGCCCAGAAACGGAAGATGATCAGGTCGTTAAACTACCACGAGAACAACTGCTACTCTTAGGCAGAGCCAGATGGACACCCCGTTCTACAAGCGCCGCAAGAGCGGCAAGTATCCACCCGGCGCGCCGCAATCAAAGGGACCGACAATGCCAGATGGAATCGAAACCGTGACTCACGACCTCATTCTCAAGTATGATCCAGTTAAGCAATGTGTTGGCGTCGTGTTCGACAACACGCAATTCACGACCTGGGAATTGATGCTCGGCGTCCTGGAGATGGGCCGGCTGTTTCTGGAGACGCAGCGGCAAATGGCCATCTCCCAGAAGATGCAACAAGCTGCAATGAACCAAATGATGCAGCAACAACAGGCAGCGCAACAGGCTGCGCAAGTCGCCAAAGCAATCGAACTCGGAAGGCAATAGTTATGATGAGTGATGCAGCAATAGCAATCGTGGTTTCCGGCTCTATCACTATTGCAACAATGGTGGTAGGATTCCTGACGCTTTGGATCAAGCTCAAATACGGGGCAGAGAAGTTGGATTCGGTTGAAAAGAGAGTTGCTGTAGTTCAATACCAAACGGACGGATTGGCAAGGGCGCTGGCTGTTGAGTCCAAGGCAGCCGGGACCGCAGCCGGGTATGCAGCCGGGGTTGCCGACGAGAAAGGGAAGAACGGTCCAGAGATAAAATGACACCTGAAAACCAAGTCGGTCAGTTCAAAGCAATTCTCATTGCCTTCGCCCAGGGCACACAAGTTGATACCGAGACTCTTCGTAAAGCCGTACAATGGGCACTGTCCCAACTCAATCCCCAACCTAGATATGGGGATGTACTACCTCTTCACTATTGAAAGGATCATCCGATGCCGACGACAACCGTTATGCTCAAAGACGGCCGCCAGGTAAAACTTGGCCGTATCCGCCCCAAGGTCCGCCCGCAAGCCCTCCGATTCTCCGCGTACTATGATGCGGCCAAGGACACAACTCCCCCGCCGGCCAGCGTTGACTATTCGGTCAAGTCCATGGCGGCTATCAAGCAAATGTACCTGAACGACCAGTACGGCGATTGCGTCATCGCCTCGGCCTACCACCAAGAGGGCATCTGGTCGGGCAACGAGACCGGCACGCCAGTCCTCGGGACGGACGCCGAAGTTTACGCCGCCTATCAAACCATTTGTGGTCCCGGCGACAATGGCTGCGACATCTCCGCGGTCCTCAACTACACGCGCGACAACGGCCTCAAGTTCAACGGGGTCACCAAGAAGATCGCCGGCTACGTCGCCATCGACTGGACCAACAAGACTGAAGTCCAGGTTGCCATCGACCTGTTCGGCAGTCTGAAGCTTGGCATCAATCTCCCCGGTGACTGGACCTGCACGAATTGCACCTGGGACATTACCAACAGCAGCATCGTCGGCGGCCACGACGTTCCCTGTGTTGGCTACACCGAAACCGGGGTTCAGATTTGCACCTGGGCTGGCATCGTCACGATCACCTGGGCGGCCTTTGCGAACACGACCTGGATCGAGGAATGTTACTGCGTACTGTCGCCGGATTGGACGTCGAACGCCAATCTGTCTCCGAACGGTATCGACGTGGCTACTTTGACGGCGGACTTGGCCAAGCTGGGCGCCGGCACAATTCCTCCGCTGGGACCTGGCCCGGTAAATCCTCCCCCGACCTGTCCGGCCGGTCAGCATCTTGACCCGGTAACGAATCAATGCGTGCCGGATGTTGGCCCACCACCGCCGCCGCCACCGCCTCCTCCTGGGCCGATCACGTCCACGGGAACGCTGACCATCCCCGCCCTGGCGGTTCCCGGCCTCCTCGGCCACGTCTCCTACACGACTCCGACGACGGTTCAGGTCACCGTTCAGAGCGGGGCGAGTCATGGGGACAGTCTGAACACCATCGTTATCCCGCCATGGCTCATGTCCCTCTTCCGTATATTCTGCTCGGGGATCATCCCCATCCCTCCGCAGTGGGCGCCGATCGTGGCCATCGTTTGCGGGTTCCTCCCTCCTCCAACGCCTGTCCCGGTGCCGGTTCCAGTTGGGGCGTCTCCTTGCGCCGGCTGCAAGTGAAGGGGTAAGATCGAGGAAAAGTTGGATGAAGTCCTTGACCTGCTCAGGGCTAAGGGCTTGGTAGAGGCGACCGCCGCCCTAAAACAACACACAGAATCTCTAAAAGCGGCTGTTGCCGCTAACACTTAAACCAAGGAGTCTCTGTCCATGCCGAATCCCATTGTTGACGCCGCTGTTGCCCAGATCACCGCCTCGGATAACGTCATTGATTCCGCCGTCGTGCTGGTCAACCAGATCGCCCAGATGATTACTGATGCCGTGGCCGCCGCCATCGCCAACGGAGCGACACCAGCCGAGTTGCTGCCGGTTTCGGACCTGACCGTCACCCTGAAGACCAAGAGTGACGCGCTGGCTGCCGCCGTGGCCGCAAATACCCCAGCCCCGGCCCCGACGCCGGCCCAGGCGAAGAAGATCGCGCGACTTCGAAGGCAGCGTAAACCTTCATTTGACGTATTAGATAAAATGAAGTAGTATTTCCGCTACCTAGGCTCCCGTGTTGCAATAGATTGGTCACCTGTTTCTCTGGAGGTTTTATGAAGCTGATTCTCGGAATCTTTGCGTTGATCGTGGGCATCTTGCTCATGGTCAGTCCGTCCAGTGCCGGCCTGTTCAAGAACAAGAACCGGTCGGCTTCGTCTTGTGCGGGTGCAACCGCGGCCTGTGCAGGCGCCGTCGAGATGCAGGCGGCCTGTACAGCCGTGGTGGTTCAAACGGCCCCGGCTCCTATTCCGAAAGTTGCCGTTGCTCCTGTGGCCCAGGTTGCAGCTCCGGCCTGTGCAGGTGTAGCAGCGACGGCATGCGCACCGGCGGCTTCCGCATGCGCTCCGGCGGCGACTGCTTGTAGTGGGACTTCCGCGCGACGTGGCCTGTTCGGCAGACGTTAATTCACGCGAGTTGGATGCTGTCATGGGCGGTCCAACGAGCCGGCTTCCTGTGTGGGAAGCCGGCTTTTTTTATGGGAGAAGCCAGATGAAAGTTGCCATTTACGATGCGGAGCATGAGGCGATTCTCGAAGCCTACAAAGAATGCATCAAGCAAGAATTTATGGCTCTGGACAACAGCGTTCTTTCCAACGATGCAAGCGGCAAGCAGAACTTCTCCTCGGCGATGGCAAGGCTTAGGCTTGTCTTGCATGGGGCAATTGGGGCTATCGAAACATTTTGGGAGGCTAACGATGCAGCTAACGATAAAATGCCCGGCAATGAAGGTCTACCACATCAGCGATACGCTGAAGCAGACTGAGAGAATCAAGTCCCCTGTCATCACATCGGACGGGCAGGAAGGTGAGCTGCTCTGGCCGGCTACAATGATTCGTAAGGACCGGTTCTGGATTTGGTGGGTTGACAAAACGCCGGCCACAAGCACTCCTGAAAGCGGTCTCAAGTGCGAAGTCGATCTTGAGCCAGAGTTGGTGTGGGGGCCATTCGCATTTCCGGTCAAGGCCAGCGGCTTCATAATCCTGGGAGGTCAATCGTTCAAGTTGGTTGGCACCTTCCCCATGGCGACCGCTCTGCCTGTTGGTAAAGACCCTGCTGGATTTGAAATATGGGAAGTCCAGCCGGTAACTGCTACACTGGACATCCTATGAGCGACTTCACCGAAATCATTCCCAACTTGTGGATGGGTGGCGAGCAACTGCCGGCGATGCCTAGCGGGTTTGACGCGGTTGTTGACTGCCGGGAGTTGGGCGATTGGTCGTTAATCGGGCCTCCATACCTGCACATTCCGATGATCGATGGCCCTGTTCTTCCAAAAGAATGTCTCATCGAAATTGGCATTAGCTTTGTCTATAACGCTGTTTTGCCAGGACTGAAAACATTGGTCCATTGCGCAGAGGGCCATAATCGAAGTGGTTTGATAGTTGGAGCATTCTTGATCCGCTGCAATTGGGAGGCTCAAGACGCAATCGACCTGATCCGCTCAAAACGTCCAGGCGCCTTGACGAACCAGACCTTTGTTAACTACCTTCTACAGTTATAAACGCTTCATGACGAGGCGGCCCACTGAGCCGGCGCTACGTGAGACGAGAGGGCCAGTGGGTACTTTTATAAAGGGGTTGTGCGATGGCGAATGAGATCAGCTTTACAGCTTCATTGACCTGCAACAAGCCGTCGATCATGTCCTCGGCTATCGCCAGGTCGATCACATCTTTGCTGCGAAACATGACCGGCGTGAACTACATTCAGGACACGCTTCTCGTCACGACAGCCGAAATGGCCATTCCCCTTGGACTCGTCACAAGCCCCCACTGGAGCTTTTGGTACAACTTGGACCCATCTAATTACGTCCAGATTTACGATGCAACCGGTCAGTCCGCGCATTGTTTAGTGAGGCTTTTGGCTGGAGACTGCGCGTTCATTCCGCTCGAAACAACCCTTACGGCGCCCTTCGCCAAAGCCAACACGGCATCTGTACAACTTGAGTACCTGATCCTCAGCTTGTAAATCTCCTTGCTTATTTCCCAAGTCAGCTATAGACTCCCCTGCATGACACTCCATCGCCAGGGAAGTGGCAAAGCGCAATGCCCGAACCCATTGCTCCCGTCAAGGAAGAAGATCAATACGAGATCGGCAATACCGATTACGTGATTGATGACGGTAAGACTAATCCTTCAAATGAAGGATTAGATCGCCCCCGCAATCCGGACGGAACCTTCGCTCCCATCAAGCCAGTCACCGTCGTAACAGCAGCAGCCGTCGCCACTCCCTCGCCCCCGGCCCCCGAACGAGCCCCTCAGTACCTCATCGAAGCGGCCAGAGACTTCGGCCTCACCGACGACGAAATCGACGCCATGCCGGTCAACGTCCTTCACAAGACGATGTTCCAAGCCCAACGTCGCATGGACATGGTTCGCCAGCAATCCACCCGCCAGCAGACCATTCAAGACGGCCAAGTCCGCAACCCCGAACCGGTCAAAGACGAACTCGACTTCGAGATCGACGAAGAGAACCTTCACCCGACCATCGCCAAGGGGCTCTCGACCCTCCGGACCCGCGCTAAAGCGGAACGCGATGAGAACCGCGCCCTTCGCAACGAAGTGCAGGCCCTCCGCACCCGCGACGAACAGCGGGAGTTGAACCGGGCCGCCGCGATCTATGACGCCGCGTTCCAGGGCCTCGGCGAAGAGTTTGAGCCGATCATCGGCAAGGGCGCCGGCCGGGACATGGACAACAAGACTCCCGAATACAAACGCCGCATCGCCATCCTGACCGAAGCGGGCGCTGATCCGCGCACGCACACGCCGGCCCAGGTCAAAGCTAAGGTCAAGGCCGCGGCCGACACCCTCTTCCCGCGCACGACCAAGACGGCCGCCGCCGATGCTTACGCCGAGGTCACCGAGCCCAAGAAGAACGGCAAGGCCCCGCGCATCACTACCGAAGAGTGGAACGATGCCGCCTTAGTCCGTCCGACAGGCCGAAAAGTCGATGATGAGCCTCCTTCGGAGAAGAAGGCTGTTAGGAACTTGGCCGCGAAGATGCGGGAACAAGACGACGTGATAGCCGATTCCGAAGAACTCGAAGGTTTTCTATAAACGCCAGATGAGACAAGGAACTTCTCGTGGCCGTCATTCAAGCCGAAAATGTCCTGGACTTCGTGAACGATACCCTGAAAGACCTGGGCAAGCCCAAGTTCACGGACATCAGCTCGAACCTGCAACGCCATCCGGCGGTAAAGCAGCTCATGCGCAAGAACCGGGTTGTGCTCGAATCCGGCTCGGGGATTCAGTTTAACGTGCTGGTTGCCCAGAGCAACGCCTTCCGCAACGTGGCCCTGGCCGAGTCGGATAACGTCAACCTGGTTGACGGTATGGTCCAGGCTTCCACCTTCTGGCGGAACTCGAACACGTCGTACATGCTGATCGGCCAGCTCATGGCGATGAACCGGGAACCGGCCCGGATCGTCGATTACGTGAAGCAACAGCGAATCATGTCGCTCATCAGTTTCGCGGACGGCATGGAAACCAACTTTTGGAACGCGCCGCCCTCGACCGATACGAAAACCCCTCTTGGCCTGCCCTACTGGATCACCAAGAACGCCACGACGGGTTTCAATGGCGGCACGCTCACCGGGTACACGAACGTCGCCGGCCTTTCGCCCACGACCTATCCCCAGTGGAACAACTGGACGGCAGGCTATACCGCAGTCAGCCGCGATGACTTCATTCGCGGAGTCCGCAAAGCGGCGACCTTCACGAGTTTCATGCCGCCCACGGACGGCATCCCGACCCCGAACACTGGTGATGACTACGGGTTCTACACCAACTACTCCGTTCTCCAGCCCCTCGAAGAGTCGGCTGAATCGCAGAATGACAACCTCGGCCCTGACCTGGCGAGCCAAGACGGCAAAGTCATCATGCGGCGCATACCCGTGATCTGGGTTCCCTGGCTCGAACGCGACACGACGAACCCCTTCTACGGGATCAACTGGGGTTGGTTCAAGACCTACGTGCTGCGCGGTTGGTGGTTCAAGGAGACGGCAATCCCGTACACGCCGGGACAACATACGGTCGCAAGTCACTTCATAGATTGGACCTACCAGTTCGTCTCTAAAAACAGACGTTGCCACTTCGTTTTGAGCAACGGCACCACGTACCCGAGTTGAGCCATGGCAGAATTGAAAGCGGCCGACATTGCCGTCAACTGCAAGAAGGCCGCAAGAATGTTCAGGAAGGCAATTAAAACCCGTGATTTCAGCGGGTTAACTGATAAGCAGTTGACAACCATCATCGACGGATTTGAGTGTGCCTGCCGGAACTATGATCGGATCATGGCATCCCTGAGAGCCGAAGAGAAAGTAGCTTGACATGCCGACAGCCGAAGACATCCAGGACTTGAAAGCCGAGCGTGCCAACATTCTTGGCGAGGTCTCGAACCACTGCCCCTTTGGCTGCGACAAGGGCGAGCTGGATGAGTACGGCTACTGCCAACATTTGGTCGGCTTCACGAACGACAAGAAGACGATGGAGACCTTGCAGCTCTGGAAGCGGCAGAACCAGAAGACCGGAGAATGGGCCGAGACGGGGGACAAGTTCGTTTCGGGCCAGCGCAAGCACGTAAAGCCGGTCTTGGAGACCGACACCATCGTCAATCCGACTCGGGAGATGATCGACAAAGGCGTGAAGACAATGGTTCAAGCCTGGGTGTCAAGCCGGGTATATCGGAAGGCTTTACCGCTTGCGTCAAATGACGCACCATCGCCCCAAGTCAAAGAGAAGCCGCGGGTTCTGTGCGACCAGTGCGGGGCGGACTTCAAGAACGGCAACGGCTTGCGCCTGCACAAGAAGGCCAAGCACTCGGTCACAGCGCCGGTCGAACAGCTCGAAACGTCCGAAGCGATTTAACACAAGGGGATTCCGATGTCTGTAAAGACGAATCAATACATCAGCCAGACTTCGCAGGACACCGGCGGCGGCCCGAGCCAAGGTATTTGGGGCGACTGCCCGTTGGAAGACTTGATCCAGTCTTTTGGCGGCGGCATTGGCACCTTTGGCAACCTCATCCAGGATGACTTTTGCCCACTTGCCAGCCCTTCCAACACGACGCCGGCCATCGGCACCCTTGGCCAGTGGGCCTGCTGGCTCGCCAGCGGCATGACCGTGACCGATGGCGTCGAAGAAGGTGGCGTTGCCAAGTTCGACGGCACGACGGCCAACAAGTCCTCAATCCTCACGTCGAACGCCGGTATGTTCCGGTTCATCGGACCAACACCAAACTTCGTCTATGCCGGCGGAAAGTTCTGGATGGAGGCTCGGATCGCCCTGGGCTCCGTGGCCGCCTCTCAGCAAGGCGTGTTCTTCGGCCTGGCCGATAACACAAGCTCGCAAATCAACTCCTCGGATACCACGATCATCGCCTCGGGCGGCAACACGCTGACCACGACGAAGAACCTGCTCGGGTTCTTCAACCGCACCACGACTTCCCCGGCGGATTGGAGCGTCGTCTATCAGCCGGCGGCCGGCACGGCGGTCTACCCCACGGGACTCACGACCATCGTGAATGACGTGACGGGCGTGAACGAAGTGGCTTACGCGGCAAGCTCGCCGGTCGGGCATGGAACCGGTTTCGTGAAGATCGGCATGGTCTACGATCCAGGCCCAGCCAACCCTACGCTACAGGCGCCGTCGTCTCCCCCATCCGGTCAGACGGCTGGCAATCTCTACCGGCCCATAATCAAGTTCTTCGTGAATGGCCAGTTGCATCCGAAGTTCTTGACAGGTGTGAACGTCCAGGCCACGACGTTTCCGACCAATTGCGTCTTCGCCCCGGTGTTCAATTACATGAACATTGCCGGGGCCACGGCGCCCGTGTACCTCGACTGGGTTCGGTTTGCCCAACTAGGAAGCTTCTAGGCCTGGAGCCGGAAGATGCCAGCAAAATCGGAAGCCCAGCGAAAGCTTCTTAACGCCAAGTTTGGGCACGCCTGGGTCAAGAAACACCACTTCGACAACAAGGGCAAACTTCCAGCCCATGTTAAACCGAAGGCGAAAGCAAAACCCAAGGCCCGCAAGGCCAAGAAAAGGGGAAAACGATGAGCAAGAAACACCACAAGAAAGAAGCCCATCACGCCCACTCCGACGCGCACCACAAGCGTGACGTAGCCGGTAATGACCACGGCAGGAATTCCGGCGACACGGACGGAAAAGAAGACCACAAGATGTCGGGCGGCTCGTTGTTCCACGATGGCATGGTTGCCTATCCGCATGGCCTGGGCTCCGATGACCCCATGGCCCATTCGAGCCATCACGAGGCGAATAGGGCTCATGGAACTCCTCAAGGAACCAGCCCGCGCGGGGAAGGCTCCGATGGTAAGGGCGGGTCGAGTGAAGGCGGCGAAGGCATGGAAGGCAACGCGCACTACTGCTAGGTGACCAGTGGCCGAACCAAC